ATCTGTGCTACCAATTGATGAAGTGAAAGATACTTTGCCAGTAGATGGTATTACAGTAAATCCAGAACCTAAAGTAGTTCCATTTTTGACAACTTCAGCATATGGATAGTCTGTTGTATTCCAAGTGAAAGTATTAGTTCCATCAGTAGAAAATGTAAGAGTTGATCCTGTAGAGCTTCCTGTTTTTGGAACTAGATTTAACTGCTTGTTGCTTTCATTCTTATATCTTGTCTTGAGCAAATCAAGTCTTATCAAATTTTCATCTGACAAGTAATCCTTGTAAGTTGAAATCAAAGATGTGTCTGCAATACCTGAAATTGCTGCTGGTTGCTGTCCAATTAGAGCGTACTCAAGGCAGTCATACAAGTTGCTATTATCGCCATCATATTTCAATGATCCAATGATAGAAGTGATTGCGATTCCAGAGTTTGTAAACCCGCTTCCTGTCTCGTGCTTTATGCTAGTGCCAAATGTCCAAAGATCTGCAAAAGAAAATTGAGCATAGTATTGTTGATTAGTTCTAGTAAAAATATTTGTAATCAGATTGTTGAAATCGTTTGAGAATCCTGATGACATCTTCATAGAAGCAGAATTATCAAAAACGTTTGATATTACAAATTTAGGCTTTAGATATAAGTAGCCATCATCACTAGAAATAACACCTTTGCTTTTTCCACTATCCCAATTAACTTCAGTGTTATTGTAATTACCAATAGGAACAATAGTTTCTATTGGAGCATAAGCATTGTCATAATGTGCTTGAAAGAAGAAGTCATAACTTGTACTAATTCCTGTCCAAGTTATAGCATTTGCACTAGTATATCCATATCCAGAATAAGGATTACTTGTAGATGCTTTTTTCCACTTAAAGATTGGAATAGAACTTGCTGTTTCTTTAATAACAAGGGCTAAAGTTGTTGATCCTGTTCCTGGTATATCTAATGCACTAATAAGATTGAAACTTGTAAATCCACCAACATTTACACTTGAAGATGTGATAGGACTTGAAGCAGCTAATTGAGTTTGTGGCCTTATATTGGCGTCAACAGAGTAAACATAAGCAGTAAGAGTTGTATTTGCAAGACTGTCATTATATGAAGAATTTGCAATGTTGTCTTGTTCTCTAATTGACAGGAATGCAGATACTTTTGAAATTGTGCTTGCAGTTGAAGATGTAGTAAATGTCTGCGCTAAATATCCGACTGAAGAACTATCATTATTTATAAATCTGATGTCATTTGAAGGCTTGGATGCAAATAGTACTGGACTATATCCTTCACTTGTATTTTCACCAGTTCTATACCAGCAATCACCATCATCAAGTGTGTACCAAATTCCATTATTACTACAAGCAACTAAAACATTTTGAGTGATGCTGTCAAATGTAGAAGAAAAGACTTGAAGATCATAAACACAAGTTGGAAGTGTACCAATGTAGTCTGATCTTTCAAAAGAATTTCCCTCATCAAAAGATCTGTAAACTCCATCATTTGTTCCGATGTAAATTTTAGATTTGCCAGGAGTAGATCCAATAGCGGCTTCAGTGTCAATTGCATAAGAGAAACAATGTAGTCCTCTCAAATATCTGCTCTCAACAATGAAGTCAGAAGAATTTAAATCATCTGGATAAGAATATTTCCAATTTCTTACTTTTAAAATACCATCATTAGTAAGAATAAATAATGGATTTGCATATTCTGATTTCTTTGTAAGTGAAGGAACGCTATATGCTTGAAAAGATTTATAGAATTTGTTTACGCCTTCAGGATTTCCAGCATTGAACATTTTTCTCGGAACAAGGAATGAAGAGAATGTTGAATATTGTGTGCTATTTGTCATAACATAATATCCATCGTCTCCTGCTGCGTGTAAACTTTCAAATTCAGATACAGTTCCAGCACTATTCTTTGTATACGTACCTTTGAAAAGTCCATTTACATTATTCGAAGTAAGTTTTAGGAAGTCAGATAGGAAAGTAGTAGAACCAAGCTTAATACTTAATCCATCACTAGTTGCAAATGCTTCAAATAAAGAACCATTCCAGAAACCAGTGAGATATGCATTTTGTCTTGCTGATGAAGTTTGTTTTTGCCAAGTTGTGTCAAACTTCCAAAGCCCATTAGAAGCGCCAACAATTATTTCAAGATTCGGATTATATGAAATATAACTGGTATCAAAAGCACTGTCTAATGTGCTTTCAAGCTCCCAATATCCAGTATATTTCCAAACACCCTTTTCAGTAATTATTCTTGTACCTGTGCCATCTTTTGTCAAACCAATAATTCCCTTGACTTGGATTGGATCACTTTCAAAATCATTTACTGTTGGAATTAATTCTGTTCTGTTTTTGAATGATGAATTTAAACTATCAAAACTAGCATTACTTGAGAAATTATTAATTAATAAAGTGTTCTTAAGTCCTCTTGTATCTGTTTGTGATATAAATGGCGCAGTAAAGTCAAATATAGTTGAATTTATTGATTTGATTTTTCTTGCTAACTCTTGAATATTGGAATTATTTTCAGATGCCAAGTTGTATGTCTGATTTGAAATTGCAAGATAAAGATCATCTTCCAATCCAGAAACAATCTCATTTTTAATACCATATACTTCTGTACCAACATCAAATGTAGTAGTGCTTGTAAGTCTTGCTACAGATAATGAGATTTCTGAAGGAAAAGAAGTATTATCAATTGATTTTATTATGGCAATTTCATAATTATTGCCATTCTTCAATTCTATCAGAGAATAATTTTCTATATCTTGATTGACATATATTTTAGTGTCTGTATTTGAGTTTGCTCTAGCTAGTAATGCAATAGGTTTTTTTGTTTTATATAGTGGAACAAATGTTGAAGAATGAGGTTTTGTTCCAGCATCCGATATTGTTGGAAAATCATGAACTACAGACAATTTTACATTATCAATATCTTTTTTAAGTACTGATTGGGTAAATGTTATTTTGCCTTCAGACGCATTGGAATAAAATGGAATTGTACTTGGTTCATTGTTGATATAAGTAATTATTCTTGTGCTATCAGTTTGTGTATTATTCCAAGGATTTGTTGTGAAAGTATTGAAACTTCTTTCATAGAATAGCTGATTACCAGGCACATATGAAGTTCCAATTGATACCATTTGATAAGGATAATTTAAGGAAAAGCTAGTTATTTGATTATATTCTTTATCAAAAACTGCAAACTCTGTATCATTTTCGCTAAATGTATCATTGGCTCTTTTCCATCGATAATCAAGAGAAAGAGTGTTTGAAATATTTACATCTTGCCAAAGAAGTTCTGTGCTAATGAAAATGCCGTTGTTTGTTCCAGCATATAATTTTCCATAATTTGAAGTATCATCATAACTATAAAGAGCATTTACTGATCCTTGGAAGACAGGTTCCCAAAATAATTCAGTATATGCTGTTGTAGATCCAAAAGATGTTTCTTGTAGTCTTGCAATTCCATTTGAATGACCAACTAAATAATCAGTTGGAAATGTAGTTGAATTTCTTTGGACTACGCAATTAATGATATTACTAGAACCAGCCCCAGTAGGAGTTGAATTTTGATATATCTTAAGTCTCTGAACTTCCCATACAACATCAGAAGTTCCAAAATTAAACGCATCTTCAACTACAAGGTGCCAAGAGCTATCAGCATTAATTGTTCCGCTTAAGACGTAAACAGTTTTCCAATTGATGAATTCAGCGTTGACATCTAATTCAGTTGATCTTGTCCAACTTCCAGCAGATGCAACATAAATTCCATTCTCTGATTTAGTTGTTTGGTTCTTAACTAAAACAATATTACCAGCACTTACAGATACACCATCAATTATTTGTGTTCCTGTTAGTGAGATATCCCCAGTAGTAGCACATAAAGCATTACTAAAAGAAGTAGTAGGTTGCGAGAATGGAAGAGACCAATACTTACCTGTAGCATCTTCAATATACTTTGCAGTGTGAGTTATAAATGCTTGATAATCATTCCACCAGATAATATTATTTTTGTAAGTGCCATCTTGAATCCAATAAATTCCCTTTACTGGCTCGTCAAATATTTGTAATAATTGGCTAAAGTCTCCGTAGTAAAGTCCTTTAGTGCTTGTACCTATTGCTCCAATGTATAACGCTCTTTGAATAGTGACATCATCTTCAGCATTTTCAACAAAAGTAGTTTTTTGAACAGATATTTCTTCAATTCCAGAAAGATTATAGATATTAGTTATTGCAGTACCTGAGCTATTATAAAAACTTGAAATTTCACTCCAATTCCAATTTTGATAAGCTGTATTGTCTGGAATGATACTGTAATAAACTTTATCGTTTGTCAAACCATATTGATAAGTTTGATAAGATCCGTCTGCAGTTTTATCAGAAGAAATCTTAAAAGCACTTATGGTTTTTGCTATTCCGCTTTCTGTTATAGGAAGTTTTAATTCAGACCATACATCCTCAGTATCTTTATAATAAACTTTCCCTAAAGTTGTTGATGCATAAACTTTCTTAAAATAATTTTCATTTGTCGGATAAATTATATTGTCTTGTAGTGATAATATTTTTCCAAAATCATTTTGCCAGTTTGTAGTTTGTGCTGTGTTGCTATTGATATTAAATTGAAACAAACCCCTAGAAGAAGCAACATAAATTAAATTTAAACTAGAAAAAATATTTGCACTTTTATAGAAGAAGCATAAACTATCATTGTATTGAATGGACGAATTTGTATTCTGAGGATATAAGTATGATTTTCCGATACCTGTTACTAAGAATTTATCAGGAACGAAAGTCAAAGTTTCTTTATATCTATTCTCGCTAAAATGGTTTATTCTTAAGTTATTGAGTGATATTTTACCAGTTGATATACTGTCTGCAGATAAACTATTGATAAAATCATTTGAAAGTGAATTTCTAATTTCTTCTTTGCGAGAGATAATAATTACTCTTAAATCTGAAAATGTGAAGTTATCATAGTTAGGTATTGAACTCTTGAGGAGTATTGTTCCAGAATACGGATTGATTTCATAATTTACTGGTTCAATAAGATTTTCTGACAAATAAACTTTTGCATCATTATATTGAAAATCTGTCCAAGAAAAATAATTGTACTTATCTGTAGTAACTCCAAGAGCGTCAGTAAATTGATAAATCGTGCCATCTGTCAAACTTATATAACTTTCAAAGACTAATGAACTTGAAAGCAAAGCTTGATTGACATCTATAGCAAAAAGAGTTTTGTCAGTAGAATATGGCAAATATACTTCTATTTTAGAAGTTGCCTTTATATTTTGATATAAATATAATTTATTTGTTTCACTTATTGAATAATCTGAAGTAGAAAGTATAGTTCCATCGAGTTTTACAACAGGAGTGCCGTATCTTGTCAAAGATTCGTTAAAAATTGATCCATCAGACTTCTTGAGTACAAAAATATTGGTATTGTCATAAGAAAGACTTCCATCATTATTTGATGCAAACAAGACTAGATAATTTCCTAAATCTATTTTGGAAGCTGAATTAATTTCTCCCAAATGTTTGTGTTTGAGGTATGAAAGTTGAAGTTGTCTTTGAAATTCTCCTGAAGATTCATTTATTTGATTTCTTCTTTCTTCATATATTATTTCTGAAATAACATTATAATCAGTATATGTTGGGTCTGCTTTATAAATTACAGTTGCAAGATAGACTGCATTCGAATATGTGTTGTATTTAGCATCAGGAATTAATGGGCAAGTAATATTACATACTTCATCAGATAAAGTAGATATTCCAGACTCAGCCCAGACATAAAAAATATTACCAATTGTTTGCCTAAAGTAATATGGTTTTTCTGTCTTTGCTGCATATTTATCAATGATGCCATCGCCTGTGCTAACTTTTATGCACTGTTTGAAAGCATTTTCAAAATATAAATTACTTGTATCTAATGTAAAGTTTGACGATGCAACACTGCCAATCCATAAAGTTTTTTGATTTACTGTGCCTGAACTTACATAAACAACAAAGTTATCAGAATAATCTGAAGAAGAATTAAGTAAAGAATGTCTAGTCCATGAGCCAGAGGCGACAGTATAAACGCCATTTTGAGAAGATGTGGATTGATTTTTCACTAATACCAAATCACCAACTACTACAGAAATACCATCTATTGTTTGAGTATTGGATAAAGTAATATTTGTAGTTGTAGCTGCTAAACAAGTTATAGAAAAATTAAGATTCAATAAAGCAAGTTTTTGACCATATTCGCTTGATGCACTAGAATTGTATCCATCAAGAAGCAAAATTTGATCAGCTCTACTATCTTCTAACTTTGTTACATTCCACCCATTGATGATTCCAGGCCCAAAGAAAGAGTATATGCCTGAAAAATTGGTTTCAGCTGTAAGCATATTTTCATAGTCATAACCTGGATACCAAATATCGCCAAACGATGAATATAAAAACTTGTAAATTGATGTACGATTAGCCATATTGTCTATAAACTTGGATTGAATTTGATGCTAGCATCTCCTATATCAAGTTGTACGGCAAAATCATAGACCATAGATGGAGTTGTTCCTACACTTGTAAGAAAAATTCCAAATCTAATTTTGCTTGATGCTTCTGATAATTCGAATGTTTGATTAGGCGAAATTACTGTGTAGTTAGCAAAATTAAATGTTTCATTAGTGTCATCAGAAGTTGTGTATCCGTACACGATGCTACCATTGTTTTTTAATTCGTTAGAGGATAATAATCCTCTTTTAATCATTGGAGCATCAGTGTCATAATTAGATGTATCAAACATTCTTGTGAAGAAATAGCTGCCTGTTGATGAAGTGTAAGAAATAGTCAAAGACAGCAATTCTGGAGTGACATTTGGAGTAGCAGTTATCAACTCTACTTTGTATTGCAACCATTTTCCTGAATATGCAGATAAATCTACTGACAGTGATTGTGTAGTTGTTTGTGCAAGACTGTCATTGATTGTGGACAATGACTGAGGATCTCCGTATGATGCAGCAATACATTCTGCTCTTGTATTGCCAGTTTTTACATAAATATTAACTTGTGTGCCGTTATCTAATGAAGAATCTGGGCTTGATGGATATTTATTTAAAATTAAGGCAACAATCTGTGTCCACGTAATAAGTGTTGGAACATAAATTGGCTGAACTTCATAAATTCCATACTCTCTGATTTTACGGTCAGGAGCGTAAACTGGGTAAGTTCTTGAAGGGGGAACATAAATCCCCTTCCTAGATAGCGAGTTGTCAGCATTCTTTTGAATTTGATAGATAA